AGTTTGAGTCAGTACAAGTGGCCAAGGAAAACTATGATTGGCTAATGCATGAGTTTGAAAACTTTAGTCGTCACAAAGGACTTGAACGTGCTATTGTTAAGAGCGCAGACTTTTTAGAAGATGGCGACTATGGTCCAGTGGAAAAGCTGATTAAGGATGCAATTCAAATCAGTTTGAACAAGGACATGGGTACAAACTATTTTGAAGATCCTAGAGCACGACTAAGCAAACTTAAAGACAACAACGGACAAGTTAGCACTGGTTGGCCTAGTATTGATAAGAAACTTTATGGTGGATTTAACCGAGGCGAGTTGAATATTTTTGCGGCAGCTTCGGGTGGTGGTAAGAGTTTGTTCTTAGCCAACATGGGCGTGAACTGGGCATTGATGGGATTAAATGTTATCTATCTAACATTTGAGTTGAGTGAGAATTTGGTTAGTATGCGTCTTGATAGTATGACTACTGGTATTGGTACTAGGGATATTTTTAAGAACATTGATGACGTTGAACTCAAAGTTAAAATGTTGGAAAAACGCAGTGGACACCTACAAGTTAAGTACATGCCTTCAGGTAAAAATTGCAACGATATTCGAGCCTATTTAAAGGAATATCAGATCAAAACCGGGGTGAAACCAGACGTTTTGTTAATAGATTACCTAGATTTAATGATGCCTTTGTCAGTGAAGGTAAGTCCCAGCGATTTGTTTGTTAAAGACAAATATGTGTCTGAAGAGATTAGAAACTTGGCAATGGAAACACAATGTATTACAGTTACAGCGTCACAGTTGAACCGTAGTGCTGTTGAAGAAATTGAATTCGATCACAGTCACATTAGTGGCGGCTTGTCAAAGATTATGACGGCAGATAACGTGATTGGTATCTTTACAAGTCGTGCTATGAAGGAACGGGGACGCTATCAAATCCAGTTTATGAAGACACGTAGTTCAAGTGGTGTGGGACAAAAGGTTGATTTGGAATTTAACTTAGATACACTACGCATTAGTGACTTGGGTGATGAGGATGATTCAAATTACAGTCCCAATGGCAATAACAGTCCGAGACCTAGTAATGGTGGGCCATCTAGTGTGATTGATGGACTAAAACGTACCAGTGTAGTTACAACCAGTACATCACCAGATAAGGCAGGGTTTGATTTTAGCAAGTTACAGTCTAAGTCAAGCTCGGCACCAGCAATACGCAATATGCTGAGTAATATGAATAATATTAATCCAGAGAAGGATTAAAACCACTGAGCCGCACTAAAATGTGCTGACTCTAATAGTGCTTGTCTCCACTGATCAGAACCTTCGTAATCAAATACAAGTTCTTCAGTGGCAGGGGCAACTTCCCATTTATGTTGTGATTTACTGTGCGGGTCTAACTGTCGATCCAGTACGTCGGCTTCCCACATCCAATGTCCAGCACATGCTCGATATTTTGTGGGACCTTCCCCACGGCTGATTGCAGCCAAAATACTAACATCATTGGTTACTGAAATATCTTTGTTCAGTCTAACTGTGCTGTGCCCTTCCCAATCCGGACTGTGTATCACATGCACTCGACTGCTGTTGTTGCTACCACCAAAATATAATGGCTCATCAGGGGTGCCTTCATATTCCAAGCCTGTGTTAACAGCCACTTCATTCAACGTCATGTTGCTTAACACATTATTAATTTGTAAACCCACGGACAAATTGTTGCCATGGTTGACCAATAATATAACGCTACGATGTAATTCATCTCTAGGGTTATTGGTGTTTGCTACCAAAAGGTAACCTTGATATTTGGTTGAGATTGTCATAGTAATATTTAAACAATAAATACTCAATATGAATTTTTTTGAATTTGCACCTCCTATTGAACAGCATGGAATCTTGAATCCTAAGATATGGGATCACGACAGTTTAAAAAGCAATGTGCGGGGCGCCTTGATGCGTATGGCCGAAGACTTTGAAGAGTTTATTGGCGTACCCCTACACATTGTGGACATAGTGATTACAGGTGGCAACGCCAACTATACCTACACGCAAGCCAGTGACATTGACCTGCATCTTGTGGCTGACTTCACGCAAGTGGCCTGTGATAGAGAAGTGGCCGAACTAATGGACAGCAAGCGTTTACTCTACAAGGAACAGCGCAATTTAGAAGTCTATGGTATCCCAGTAGAGCTATATGTCGAGGACATGGACATGCCAGCACAAAGCGGTGGCTGTTACAGCATAGTCAAAGATGTGTGGCACAAAAAGCCCACCAAAGATCTACCTGACGTTGACACCCGAGAGCTGGCACATTGGGTATCAGTTTGGCATACTATCATTCAGCATGCCATACACACGGGCAAGCTCAGTGTGTGCAGACACACCATGAAGTTGTTGCGTACTTACCGAAAGAAAGGACTACGCAATGATCCCAAGGGCGAGTTCAGTATACCTAATTTGGTGTATAAAAGTTTGCGTAATGATGCAACTATCAAGGCACTGCAAAAGTTCATAGATGTTGCTCACGACCGCGAACTGAGTATATAATAAACACATGAACACAATTTATATCGACATGGACGGTGTCGTTGCCGATTTCAATCGTGCCGCCCGTGAATACCTAAACAAGCGTTACGCAGATCAAGCTAGGGCTGAACAACAAGGGCGCTGGCCTGAACACGAGTGGGGCAAGATCCGAGAACTGCCACACTTTTATCGCGACTTGCCCAAAACTCATTTTGCGGATCGTATAATTGAGTTGGCCCGCGGGTTTAGGGACAAAAAGGGGTGGCAGTTGTACATGCTGACCGCTATTCCCAAGAATAACGACATGCCCCACTGCTTTCACGATAAAATTGATTGGATGCAAGAATACTATCCCGATATTCGTGTACACTTTGGCCCTTACAGCCACGACAAGCAACACCACTGCCGTCCAGGTGACATTTTGGTAGATGATCGCGAAAGTAATACCAACGAGTGGCGAGCAGCCGGGGGAATTGCGGTTAGAGTTCTGGCCAGTGAGCCAGAGCGGGCCCTAGCTGAACTAGAAGCCCTATTGCTTAAACAGTAGTGTGAGTGCTGGTAGTTCCGATTGGAATACCTTGGATGGTGTGTAAACGTAGCGTTCTAGTGTAGGCAGGATCTGCGTTTTCCGCAGCCATTGTAGTACCCATTAGTGCTGGATCGTTGGAGTTGACACAAATGCCAGCTGGATCATAAAGTGCCCAACCGCCCTGTGTTTCTTCCCAAACAATCAAACGTGTGGAATTTTCTACAGGATCGTCACCGTGATTGCCCATGCCGTAGATGTTAAGCATGGCTTCTTCTGGAGTGTCAAATGTTTGATCAGCGATCCATGTGGTCTGACTTGAAGTGCTGTCAGTGAATACTCTTACGGTGTAGCTCATTTAGTGTTTTCCTTTTTATACTGTGTTGATGTCTCGATGTGCCATGGGTTCGCCACGACCTTCGGGTGTATCGCCATCAATACAAATGCCATCTGGACCGTAGACACGATAGCCAAATAGGCCAATGTGTTGCATCCAGTGAATAGGACGTGTGGAATTTTCTACAGGATCATCACCACGTTCTCCACGACCCCAAATCTGACTCAATGCAGTTTCGTAGTCATCGAAAGTATGGTCATCCCAATCCGTTAAATCTTCAGTTTTAAATACTCGTACGGTGTATGTCATGCTATTATTTATACTGAATAGAATAAGACAATGCTTAAATTAGGGAGGTCAAGTTCCAAGCAGAGCGCGAAGCGCAGAAATTTTAGCAGATTTTTCCAACCCTAGTTAAATATATACATAATGTTTCCAACCCAACCCAAACGCATAGTAGTCATCCTGTTCGCCCCGGGCCTAGGCGGTAACCATGTTATGAACATGATGAGCCTGTGCGACCAAGCTCTGCCCCTGTTTGAACATGATGTAGACACCACGCACCAAGGTATGCCCTGCCCTGCAGAGCCCAACTATGCAAAAGCCATGTTGTATAGATATCGTAACCTAATGGGCAACGCGGTACACTTTAGTAGGCAACAGAATGTGGAGTATAGGGACCTAGTCAACAATGCCACTCTGTTTGAATCCACCAATCAAGCTGTGCTACTGTGCGCTCACTATAGTAGCTATAGAAGTATATTGAATATGACTTGGCCATGGCTAGTGCCCACTGATGTAGTAATAATGAGTGACATACGCAATGAACCAGACAGTACTATAAAGCGTAGATGGCTCAAGCATTTTGCTGACAACTTGGAGAACATGCCCCCACACTACAGTATGAATAATCCACCTCCGGATCATCAAAACTTGTATACTCCCGAGGATTTGGTGAATCTATATAATCCCAAAGTAACACTCAAAGCTCCTCCACAACAGATAATGATGTGGGATACACTGGCAATATGGAGTCCTAGTGGTGCCTCATATATACGTAATCAAACTAGAAAGCTGTTGGGATGGCAGTTAGATGCCAGTATGGATCGTATGCATGACTTGTATATACAGCGTATGACTGTACAAAATAGTAGTAATAACACTCTAGTGGAAGTGACTCCTGAACCAACACCTATTATAACGCCCGTAGTAGAAACCGTTCAAGATGACTCAAGAATCTTGTTACGGCGTGCCAAACCTTAATAGAAACATAGTAACACTGGGTTCCCGTCGAAACGCTACTCCACAGTAGAATGCTTGTTTGAGTGTCCACATGTCCCAAGTCCATTCCACATAGTGTGGGCCAATGTTAGTGTCCAACCATGATTCCACTGTATTGACTTGAGTGACCCAATCACCTTGTCCAATGTGTCTGGGATCTTCTATATGGGGCCAGGGCGCCACGGCGTGATAGGGCAAAATGGGATACTTGTCCCACAGCATGGGAACAGAATTATCAAGTG